TTATACAACCGTCTGCAGCAACAGTAGCAGAAGACCAAGTAGTATCAGCAAAGTCAACAGTTGCAGTTGAACCTGATAATGCAATAGTTGCACCCGTTAAAATGTTACCACCTGAAGTGTAATTAGTACCAGTAGTCTCATCTGAGTTACCTGTTACTGTGCTATAATTAGTAGTAGATGCATTATAAGTACCTGTCGGTGAACTTTTAATAAGTGCTATCTTTAGTATGTCTGTATCTAGATCGTGAACACCACCAAGTAACTCTTGCTTGAAGCTGTTGCACATCGCCGTTGTAATAGCCATTGGTTATGTCCTTTATGTTTTAAACGGAAAGGGGCTAACAAGAAGCCAGCCCCCCTCTTTATTTATTAAGCAGCGTTGTAACGTGTTGTTAACAATGCTTCTGGACGCAGGATCTTGCGGCCATATAGATGCATGCCGCGCACGATGTCTGCAAAGCTATCTGGATCACGGTAGTTTTCCACTTTGTTGATTTGCTCAGCAGAAGCAACAGCATCGTCCTGACCAGCTACGATAACACCGTAGTTAGCGTTTTGCGCTGTTGTACCTGAGGTTCCTGCACCGGTTCCCTTAGCTGGTAAGTTGTTAGAAATGTATACACGGAATCCATGAACATTATTTAACACCAAACCGTTTTGTAGGCCAGCACCGCCGAAGTCACCATTTAACATACGTGAGTCTTCGTCTTTTAGCATCTCTACAAATACCGGGTCAAGTACTACCCAACGACCTCTTGCATCTACATTAGCAACGTCCATCTTACGAGCCATACGTGCAAGTACAGTCAAAGGTGATACAGTTGTTGCAGATAAAGCAGTTGCTCCTGGTAGACGTGGTGCCAATGGCACAGAGTCACCTGCAGTAGCAGTGCTTGAGATAGTCAAGTTACCGAAGTCAGTTGCGTCTAGCAAGTTAGCTGTAAGCATCTCACCTGTTAAGTTACCAGCAGTATCGTGCTGTGCATCACCAGAAGTAGTAGTGATGTATTCACCTGCAGATGTGTGACCTGATAAGTAACCTAAACAATCGGCATCCATAGCGTCTGCCATTTTGTATGCTGCACGGTCAGCNNGCAGCCAAGCTAACGTAGTCAACATTTGCAAACTGGTCTTCAATGTCATCCATTTTGAATGCGAAGTAGTTAGCTTTGTCGATAGTTAACGAGAAGTCTTCATCATTAAGCTTCTCAACTGAGATGCCTGTATGACGTTGCAAAGAGTTAACAGTTACGTCTGGCTCTTTTTGAATGCGAACTGTGTCGCCTTGGTTAGCAATCTCACCAAAGTAAGAGTTGTTTGTGATTGCGTTAGTAACAGCAGATTTGCGAAGAGCAATCTGTGCTTGTTTAGAATAGATAACCGGAGACCAGTTACCATCAAAACCGCCTGATGCGGATGAAATAGCCATGATAAAATCCTTTCAAAGATATGTGGCGTGGAAGTATACACTGCATATCCACTGAAAAGAGGCTCTTCTTATTAGGGTAGTCAGCTTTGCTTTGAGGATCGCCATCCTTTAAGCGCTGGGCCTATAATCGGAGGTAGTTCTTTATTGTGGTTTAGTGCTTTTTATAAGCATGTACACGCAGTTAATGCCTGACAATGTACATGCCCTTAGTTTTATCTATGAAGATGTCCGTGTCAAGTCATTTCTTAGACATATCATAAATAAACTTACCAGAACGTTGGGCTTCTTTAATTTCGTCCATACGTTTCTCGTATTCTTTAATACTCATATTGTGTACCTGTGATTCACGTAGGTAACGTGTTGAGTCGTCTGCATCCAGAGCAGGACGCCCTTTAGCTTTAACAGATGAAGCTGCTGCTTTATCCGTATTTTTCTTAGGTTTAGCTGTAATACCTTTATCGCTTTTGTAAAGATCAATAACACGTGCTACAGACTGAGCATCTTCACTATTCTCATATAAGGCATCTTGTACAACTTTAGGTTGCTTTTTTGCCCATGTATGAAAGTCTTCACCTGCACGTAGTTCTTCGAAGTCAGGATGTAGTGATAATATTTCTGCTTCTGCTTTTTCACGTTTAGCTGTAGCTCGTAAAGCTTCAATCTCTTTTAAACGACCATCAAGTTCGTCAGCACGTTCACTAGCTTTCTTATCAGCAATAGCCTCTACAATACCTGCAACGTCTGGGAATTTCTTAGCCCACGCTTCTACTTCATCAGGAGATTTAGGAAGTACAAGCTCATTGTTTGCAGCAGACTTGAGTTGGTTCTCTAGCTTTTCTAGCTTAGATTTAAACTCTTTGTCTTTCTCTTGCATATGCTTACGAATATCAGAGTAGCGTTGTTTAAACGTCTTTTCTTCAGCACTTAGTTCAATCTCTTCTTGTGCTTCAGCTTTGGGTTCTTCTTTTTGTTCGGGACTACTTTCTGCCTGAACTGGGGGTTCCACAGGCTCTGGGCTACTGGGTTCCTCAATGACAGCTTCTTCTTCTTTTTCTGTTTCATCTTGAGTAATACNNCATCTCGCTTGATACGTGATGCATTACGTTGGTGGGACGCAGAGTCCGTACTAATAGTTTCCGACATTTTATTTTCCTTATGTTGGGGCCAGCCTTAGCTGGGTAGCCTTATAGTTATATGGTAGTCTTGTAGTATTATTTCTTTTTCTTAGAAGCGAGACCGCCTTTAGAGAAACCCATTTGTCCTCCACGAGCAGAAGATTCGAGACTTCGTTTAATTCTAGCGCCTTCTTTTTTAATGTCGCTAACTTCTTTTGCTGTAGCAAGGTTTTTTCTTGCATCCGCTGCTACTGCTTTTGTACCAGCATCTGCTTTTGATGCAGCAGTACTAAATGCAGAAG